GGCAGCGTCAGATGTGTATAAGAGACAGACCTTATGTAATGATATATGATAAGCAAAAATTAAGAAGCGGCGATACACTAAAGAAAATGCAAAGATGGGTCAATTCTGTCTACACGTTCATGAAGGTAAAAAGGTTTGAGGACTATAGCGGATAAGGAAGAAGAAAAATCATGAAGATTGGAAACAAAAATGTTGCAGAAATCCAGATATTGAATAGAGACAATGATCTGATCGTAAGCATGGTTGATGAAAACGTAATTATTGAGAAAGATTATAAGGTGGTTTTAAGACTGGAAGGAGAAGAAAAAACAGAAACATATCCAGAAGAGTAACAAAAAGGGTACAACGAAAAGCCCCCATACCAGTACACTAAGAATAGAAGTGTATTAGTATGGGGGTGATTTTTATGCCTACAAACAAGACTTATGACAATCTCGAGAAAATGATCTTCTCCGGCGTGGGAGAGTACGGAATCCCCGAAATTATGCCAGAACAGTACAAAAATTGCGAGTGGATCGGATTCAATTACGCTGCGAGCACTGCGAGGCGAGCCGGTGGGAAGCGTGGTGGCAGTATCCAGTGTGGGAACGCAGAACAGCAAGGCGAAAAAGGCGGCATTCCTGCGGGGATATGAAGAAATGATGAAACGATTATCACCGGAGCATGTGATCTTCTTCGGGAAAGTTCCGGAAGAACTGGAAGGGGACGTGGAAAAGGTCGCAGCATTCCAGGAGAGATACAAGAAGGAGTGAATATAGATGGGCGGACGAGGGGGGGCAAGCGGTATAGGCAAGAAAAGCCAATCCGCGTTGGACCCGAAAGCGAAAGAGCAGACGATCACGACATTCTACCGCCGGAATTCTATCTATGGTCCACACTATAGAGATGATGTGTATGAAGCGGTAGAACAAAAGAACGAAAAAGGCGGAATAGAGATTTTAAAAGCCTATGGAACGTTCGATAACAGCAACCAGAAAGCGAACACAAAAGATGTGACGTATAAAATTCAACATGGTATTGTGAGCTACGATGATTCAAGGGGAATTGAAAGTTACGGTATCAGATGGGACAAGGTAAGCAGCGTATCGGGACAAACTTACAACATACGAAGCATGTTAAAAGAAAAAGGCTTTCGGTGGGACGGAAAGACGAAGAGCTGGGTAAAGAAAGACTGATCGATAGGACGGGGAGGATATTATGGCAAACCTAAACGCGATCATTAAAAAATTGCAACGCGCGCTGGTGAAGAATGGGCAAATCGTGAAGATAGGGACAACACAGTTCTATTCGAAGGAGCAACAGAGAATGATAACCATGTATATACTCTCAACCCCTGTTGATTTCCTCGGGAAAGCTGGCGTGTGGAAACAAATGGACTATCAGATCATCAGGACAGCATCACAGCTTGACTTGCTGAACTGTCTGGTAGATATGTGGAGGGCACTGCAAGAATGGCAATAGACAGAGGTGATTAGATGAGCGTAACGAAAAAACAAAAAGATTTCTGCCATGAGCTGATGGAATGCGGAAACAAGGCGGAAGCGGCAAGAAAAGCGGGGTATTCTGAGAAGACAGCGCCGCAAATGGCAAGTGAGAACTTAAAAAAGCCGAATGTCAGAGAGTATTTACGCCATCTGGAGGAGCAAGTGGAGAGCGAAAAGGTCGCTACTATCAAGGAAATACAGGAATTTTACACTTCGGTTATGAGAGGTGAAATAAAGGATCAGTTTGGACTTGAAGTGTCGATTGATACTAGGATGGCGGCAGGCCGGGAGCTTATGAAACGAATTGAACTGACGGAGAAAACGAAAGCAAACGGCGAGGGTATCACGATTATCAACAACATTCCGCGCCCGGAGGGAAAGAATGGAAAGCAGCGTAAACGCAGTAAATCTAACTGACATCATAGCGCCTGCATTCTATTCTGTGCATTGGGATATTCTGGACGGAAACCACACCTATTATGATCTGTACGGCGGGCGTGGATCCGCAAAGTCATCATTCGTAGGTGCTGAGATTCCGTTTGGGATGATGATGGATGCGGAAAAAGGAGAGCACACAAACGCTGTAATATTCCGAAAAGTTGGAAATACACTGCGAGAGTCGGTATTTGAGCAGATTGCATGGGGAATTGATGCGCTCGGTGCAAATGATCTCTGGTCTGCGAGTGTAAGTCCTATGCAGTACACTTATAAGCCGACCGGACAGAAGATTATCTTTCGCGGGCTGGATAAGGCAAAGAAAACGAAATCAATCAAGGCAAGCCGCGGATGGTTTAAATATCTGTGGTTTGAGGAACTTGACGAGTTCGCCGGAATCGAAGAAATCAGAACCGTACAACAGTCCGTGCTGCGTGGTGGCGATAAGTTCGTTGTGTTCAAGACGTTCAACCCGCCGATCAGCCGGAGCAACTGGGCGAATGTATACGTTGAAGAGCCACGAGACGACAGTTACAGGCACAAGAGCGACTACACAAGCGTTCCTGTTGAATGGCTTGGACAGCAGTTCATCGACGATGCAGAACACCTTAAAAAGACCAATGAGCGCGCGTATAAGCATGAGTATCTCGGTATTCCGGTTGGACTTGGAACGAATATATTTGAGCTTCTTGAGATCCGAACCATTACGGACGAGGAAATACAGAAATTCCAGTCTATCTACCAGGGACAAGACTGGGGTTGGTATCCGGATCCGAAAGCATTTATTCGGGCGGCTTATGTGCCTAGTCAAGAAAAAGTGTATCTGCTTGACGAACTGGGCGGATGTAAGATCAGAAATGCCGCCATGGCGAAGCAGATCAAAGATAAGAGCTATGATGATTATTCTATATACTGTGGTGTAGACGAAGAGGAAAGCATAGTAGACTTCCGAGATGCAGGACTTCCGGCCAGAAGAGCGCTTGTTACTCCGGGCAGCCGAAAATATACTTTCGAATGGCTCCAGTGCAGAACGCTTGTTATTGATCCGGCACGGACACCACGAGCATACAAAGAAATCATCAATTACGAACATGAAATTGATGCAAACGGAGAAGTGATAGCAGATTATCCAGACGGTGATGATCATTGGATAGATTCTCTCAGGTATGCTACGTCTCCAATATCAATGCGCAGGGGGTATAGTGCATAATGTGCGAATTTTGCGATGAGCTGAAAAACTGGAAAACATTAGAAAGATTCGATCAGCGTGCACGGTACGTCTATAAGTGTAAGCTGATACGCAAGACGATGGTCGAGACAAGAGCGGCGGGGAGCATCGAGGGAACGCCGCATAACGTCAATTATTGCCCGATGTGCGGCAGAAAAGTGACAGAGGGCTAGGAATGGGACTGATAACAACTATTAAGAGGTGGCTAAGCATGTTTTTTCGAAGCGAAGCGGAGCAGGCGTTTAACGTTGATACGATCGAATCGCCGGTAATGGATACGGTCATAAAAAAGTGCGCGGCTGTTTATTCCGGAGAACCGCCGTGGAAAGATGTAAAAAACGGCATCCGAACAATCAATTTTGCAAAATCGTTAAGCTCCGAAACAGCGCGGCTTGCGACATTAGCAATCAAAATCACAATCGAGGGATCAGCACGGGCGGAATGGCTGCAGCAACAGACGGATGCAGTGTTTTTTAGTATCCGCAAATGGGTGGAATATGGCTGTGCGTATGGCACGGTAGTCATCAAGCCGAACGGGAAGACGTTGGATGTATTCACACCTGATGAAGTGCTTATAACCGATTATGACAACCAGAATATCACCGGAATGATATTCAAAGATACGTACACGCAAGGAAAATGGTACTACACGCGGCTGGAGTATCACCGATTTGCAGAAGAAAAGCAGGGCGAGGAAACAGTACGCCCTTACTATATTTCCAACCGGGCGTATCGGTCGAAATCTCCCGATTCAATCGGCGATCCGGTGGCGCTGAAAGATACGAAATGGTCTGAGCTTATGGCAGACTCCCCGCCGATCTTGAAAACGAACGGAGAAAGCCTGGACGGTCCGATGTTCGGCGTGTTCGTGACACCGCAGGCGAATAACGTAGATAAGTCTACGCCACTCGGCCTGCCGGTATATGCCGAAGCTCTGGAAGAACTGAAAGACCTTGATATTGCATATTCACGCATGACCGGAGAAATCCACGACAGTGAACGAATCGTTCTGGCAGATGACCGGTTATTGTCTCCGGCTGGCACGCCGGTTAATAAGGTGAACCCGGGAGCTGCCGCAACAAAGAACTTGCCGAAGTACGTTCGAAACGTCTACGGCGATGGGCCGGATTCTTTCTACCAGGAAATCAACCCGACACTCAACACAGAAGTGAGGGTTAAGGGAATCAATGCGTTATTGTCGCAGATCGGCTATAAGGCTGGATTCTCCAACGGCTATTTCGTGTTCGACCAAAAAACCGGTATGGTAACAGCAACTCAGGTTGAATCCGATGACCGGCGGACGATCCAATACATCAAGGATGTTCGGGATCAGCTCGAGAAGTGCATGGATGCCGTCTATTACGCGCTGAGCGTCTATGCGGATCTGTACGGCGAGAGTCCGGCGGGAGAGTACGAAGTAACGTATGATTTCGGTGATATTACGTACAACCGCGAGGAGGACCGCGCACGCTGGTGGAATTACGTTAATGCCGGAAAAGTACCGGCGTGGATGTATTTCGTCAAGTTCGAGGGATTCTCGGAGGAAGACGCAAAGGCAATGGTCGAAGAAGCCACTCCGAAAGAGGATGAGCTTTTTGACAGCAAATATAAGGAGGAATGATAACATGGATATGAGTGGAGTAGCAACAGTAGTATGTATCACAGTAGTCTGCTATCTGGTAGGCATGGTGATGAAAGCAACGGATATTAGCAACAAGTGGATTCCGTGCGCAGTAGGATTGGCGGGAGCGGTGCTTGGCGTTGTTGGTATGTACACAATCCCGGACTTTCCGGCGCATGACGTGCTTAATGCGGTAGCCGTCGGCATTGTCAGCGGCTTAGCAAGCACCGGAGCAAACCAGATCATCAAACAGGCACAGAAAGAAGAATAAGACATGCTTACCCCGGAGTATCTGCAGCACGCGGCAGAGGGCGCAGAAGCCATCACAGAGGATTTACACAACCGGATCATGCGGAAGATCGTCAAGGCGATTCTAACCCGCATGGAACGCGGCGAGAATTACATGTTGACGGCGGCGGACAAGTGGAGAATCGAAGCACTGCAGGAAGCTGGCTATCTGCTGGAAGATATCCAGAAAGAGATAGCAAAGGCGACCAATCAGCAGCTATCAGAGATCAAATCAGCTTGCATTGACGCTGGAATACAGACGCTCAAGTGGGACGACGCGGTATATAAGGCGGCTGGGCTGGTACCTACGCCGCTTCTTCTTTCCCCCACGCTGATGCGCGTACTCGAAAGAGATTATAAGGCGACCGCGGGCACATGGCGGAACTTCACCCGGACGACCGCAGAAGAAGCGCAGAGACTTTTTATCAACGAGCTTGACAGCGCCTATCACAGGGTTCTGAGCGGCGGAGAGTCTTACGGCGCTGTGGTGGCTGATCTGATCGAGAAAGTGTCCGAGGAGGGGCTGACAGTCAAGTACCCGACAGGATACCGGCAGAGCCTTGAATCTGCGACCATGACCATCGTACGCACCGGTATAGCGCAGGCGGCGTGCGATGTATCAGAAGCGCGGATGGAGGAGATGGACTGGGATATTATTCTTGTTTCTGCTCATGTAGGCGCACGAACGGGAGACGGCGGGCAGAACCCGGGAAATCATCTTTGGTGGCAAGGGCGATTCTATTCCCGAACCGGAAAAAACAAGAAATACCCGAATTTCTACGAGGTGACCGGATACGGCACCGGCGAGGGGCTGGGTGGCTGGAATTGCCGTCATAGTTTCGGATCGGGAGACGGAAAGAACAACCCGTTTGACGCTAAGAACATCTCATACGCAGATAATCGTAAGGTTGAAGAAGCACAGAAGCGGCAACGATTGTTGGAGCGCAGAATTCGAAACAGCAAAAGGCAAATTCAAACATTGCAATTTGCTATAGACAACGCAAGCGACGATGAGACGAAAAGCAAATTGCAAAGTAGAACAGAGCAAAAAGCTAATTTGCTTAGTAAGCAAAATAAAGCATATCGCAAGTTTTGCGAAGACAACAACCTGCGCCCTTATGATGAGCGATTGAAAATAGCCCATTGGGACCGAAAGCAGGCAGCAAGAGCCGCAGCGGATGCACGGCGATATCAAAAACGCAAAAAGGAAAAAGCAGATGATTGAGACGATTAATCAAATCATGATTCTCTGCGGCTGGATAACTACAGTAGGTGGCGCGATTGTGGTTCTGACCGGAGCATGGAAGAAATTCAAAAAGCCCGAGAGGGATCTGGAAAAGAGGATGCAGACGATGGAGGAGGATATCAAGGATATCAAGTCAAAACTTGAGAAAGATTATACCTCTATCCGCACCCAACGAGATGATATGAATCTGATAATGAGGAGCATGTTCAATCTGATCGAAAATAAGATTACAGGGAACAACATCGAGGGCTTAAAAAAAACGAGGGAAGAACTTGTAAATGCGATGACCGACAAGAAAAATTAAGAGGGCTTATCTTGAAAGTGTATGAATTCACAGTACCGGAGCTGGAATATTTTCGCGCGTATTGTAATTTTACGCGGGACGAACGTACACTTTTTGATTATCGGAGTAGGAATATTCCGCTCGAAAAGTGTGCGGAACTAATGAACATTTCTGTTTCTACTGCAAAACGGATCAGCAGAAACGTAAACACAAAAATCATTAAAGTATGCTGATTGATACTTTTCTGAGCATTTCATAGGACTTTGACGAACTGTCAGAGTCCTTTTTTTACGCCTAAAATATGAGTAGAAAGAGAACGGAGGGATGAATATGTATCCGTATACCACAATTGACCCACAGGCATTTGCAAATGAACAGGCGATGTTACAGCAAAGAATTAATCAGTTGGAACAGGCGAGAAACCAGCAGATGAGCATGTATGCACCACAGAGTCAGCAACAGCCGCAGGCACCGACCAGCAACGTGAATTGGATACAGGTTGCGGGCATCGAGGGCGCAAGAAATCAGATTGTCCAGCCTGGACATACTGCTTGGATGATGGATAACAACAGCCCTGTGTTCTACGTTAAGTCTGTGGACGGAATGGGAAGCGCGACTTTCAAGGTATTTCAGTTCGCCGAGATCTCGCCAGAAGCCCTAAACCCGGCACAGAGCCAGTCGAAAGAAGAAAGACAAGAATACGTTACGCGGCAGGAATTTGACGCTCTGCTGACGCGATTAGGCGAAAAGCCGGAGAATAAGGAGGAACCCGTATGAATCCATTAATGAGCATGATTGGGAATATGGGCGGCGGTAACAACCCGATGGGCGCGATGATGCAGGCTATGCAGATGGTCAATAAGCTCAAACAGGCGGGCAACCCGCAGGCCGCAGTAGAACAGATGGCGCAGACAAACCCGAATGTTAAAAAGGCTATGGATATGTGCAAGGGAAAGAACCCGAAGCAGGTATTCGAGGAAATGTGCAGACAGAACGGGATGGACCCGGGGCAGTTCTCCGGGCTGATGAAATAAGATATTAGGGCGGTGCACAGCCTTAATAAATAGAAGGATAAGGAGAAAGAACCATGACAGATGGAACAATGGGACTTAGCGCGGCTGATGTAGCAGCCGTAACGAGAAACAATGACGATGACTGGGGCGGTGGATGCTGGTGGATCTGGATTATTCTGCTGGCATTTCTGTTCCCGATGATGGGAGGATGGAACCGCGGCGGCGTTGAAACTGGTGTGCAGGACAATTTCATTTCAGATGAATTTGTGAAACGTGATATTTTCAACACCAATCAGAACGTTTCCAACACTGCTTGCCAGACACAGAGGGACGTATTGGAAAATCGTTACACCAATCAGCTCGGCTTACAGCAGGTACAGGCGGCACAGCAGAATTGTTGCTGTGAAACGCAGAAAGAAATCCTGCAGAGCCGGTATGATGCGGCACTCATGGCACAGAATATGCAGGCGCAGATGGCACAGTGTTGCTGCGACATCAAGGAGAGCATTTTGGCAGACGGAAACGCAACCAGACAGATGATGCAGGAAAACACCATCCAGACACTCAGAGATAAGTTGGCAGACCGTGACCGCGATCTGCAGAACGCGTACAATCAGATTTCACAGGTTTCTCAGACCCGTACAATCATTGATGCGGTACGTCCGACACCTACACCGGCTTATCTTACATGCTCCCCGTATTTCGCGTACAACATGACCGGATACGGCGGATGTTGCGGAAATGGCGGTAACGTGCTGTGATGAACACAAGCGAGCTGTCCGCACTCGATCTTCTGAACCTGTTCGGTGTATTCCTGCAGGCGATGAATTATCAGAGTGACCTGTCACAGGCAAGCAATGCGGATATCGCAAAACACCTGCAGGAACAGGACAGAAAGTACCTTGACCGGATCATCGAAAACCAAAATAAAATAATCAGCATGTTGGAAGATTCCAAATCTACGAAACAGTAGTTGTGCAAAATTACAGGGGTAGGCGTGGAGCTTACCCCTGTTTCATTCCAAAAAGGAGAGAAATTATGTTAAATGTAATTGCAAAAGCAGAACAGACAGTAGCAGCAGGACAGAATGTTGTATTCACCAATACCCGCGTAAAATCCCGTCGTTGTGGATGCTCCAGCGGATGGCTGAACCACATCGAGGGAAGCGGAATTTTCACAATCACGAACCGGACGAACCTTCCTATCGCGGTAGAATTACAGTTCAACGGAAACGTAACAGCGGCGGCAGCAGGCGCGACTGTGCTTACGCTGAAACTGAACGGAGAAGCGGTTGGAGGAACAGAGATGGACTATACCGTAGTTACGGCGAACACTTATCAGAATGTGAGCGCGGACACGCTGATCCCTGTACCGGCAGGAACAAGCCTTACTGTATCAGTCGGAAATATTTCTACAACCGAAGTACTGGTAAAAGACGCGAACCTCATCATCAAAAAAGTTGCGTAGGGGGTGACGAATCATGATTACTTTCCGAAGCAAAACAGACGTAACAGATGCGGATGCTATCTTTTCGGAAATCAACAGCCGCTTCATCGCGGCTATCATGATGCACGATCAGCTCGCGGACTATTTCGATTTTCTCGGATTGAAGGGATATAAGCGGCTTCATGAGTACCAGCACCTCGCGGAAAGCATCGAAAGAAGAAAAATATGCAAATATCGCATCGAAAGACACGGAAAACTGATTCAAAATGCGTTTTCTGGTGAAGTGAAGATGATTCCGGATAGCTGGTACTCCGCGAAAAGCATATCTGTCGGAAAAGGGACTAAGCAGAAAGCTGTAGAAGATGGATTTTCAGCGTATCGGGAATGGGAAGAGGAAACAAAAGAGGTGTATCAGATCTATGCCGCCGCGCTTCTTGAAAAAGGAAACGTGGAAGATTTCGTACTTGTAACTTCACTGGTAGATGCTGTGGGTGATGAGCTGAAAGAAATTGACAAGATTATTCTTGATCTGATCTCAACCGGCTATGATATGGTTCACATCACTGAGTCGCAGAAAGAATTGCACGAGAAATACAAAAAACGCATGAAAGGAATCGAGGTTGAATGATGGGAAACGTGAAAGAAGTGCTGGAAAAGCAGTTGGAAAGAGAAAAAGAATCTGCGATGCAGAAACTCACGACAGATAACCTTGACGCAATGTTCAAAATCACAACCACTCTGTGTAATATGCGGAAAATGGAGTGTGAGAGCATTCCAGCGGTTATGATGGACGCATCAGAAACGCTGATTAAGAAATACAGTAACGGAAAATACGATAAGAATATTGACGCGCTGTATGACGAGTACATTGCGGCAAAAATGGCGTACCAGGAACACGGAGACGCGGCGCACAAAGACAAGCTGATGGACTCCGTCGGCCGTCTTATGGTTGAGGTATTCGATATGCTGCAGGCCATGATTCTCGATGCGGATTTCCGAGACGAGAGACAGGCCATCATGCAGCAGATTCGAAAACTTGCTGATTCATGACAGCAAGATGGGTACAACGAGAAATACCATATATAGTACGATAGGAGCGTGAAAAGAAGTTGGGATTGGCTTGTAAGTCATTTTGATGTTCAATTCACCTCCTTTCGACGTTCTAGGGGATCCTGTTAAGAGCCTGCACAAGGCTCGGAACGTGTCTGAAATATGCCGCGTTTTCCGTTCCTCAAGCCTTTCTGAAAACGCGGCGTGTTTCTTATTGCTTTATGAATTACACAATTGGGAAACAGTAATGGAAAACTGGCATCATCCCCCTTGATTCTGCCATAAGATGCTGGATCTTTGGACTGCTTGATAGGTTCGAATCCTATTTTCCCATTACCCCGGCAGAGGTTGATCTGCCTAAATCCATTACTGCCGACGGGCAGTTAAAAACAACGTTTAGGAGGATAGAAAATGCAGAATTACGAAGCAATTCTTTCAGAACTCGAAATCGAGATTCCGGAAGACAAAAAAGCGGATCTGAAAAAGAAGATGGAAGAAAACTATCGGACCAAATCAGATTACGACAAGGTGGTAACAAAACGGGATGAATACAAGAACTCGCTGGACGATGTGCAGAAAGAGCTTGAGGGATTCAAAGACGTAAACGTTGAAGAATTACAGTCGAAAGTAACAACCCTCACCACACAGCTCAACGAAGAGAAAGCTGGACGGGCAGCAGATGCCAGAAAGGCAGAAGTCGAAAAACAGGTAAATGATTTCTTGACGGCTACAGACGAAAAGGGAGCGAAGAAATACGAGTTTTTGAACGACATTACCGCTGACTACTACCGAGCAGAGCTTGCAAAAGCGCTGGATGCTGATTCTGCAAAAGGAAAGTCCATTTCGGATATCTTCACAGAGATGATTACCGACAAGGACGGAAAACAGAAGACAGGAATTTTCGTGGATCAGCAGCAGAAACAGACACAGCAGAATGCAGCCCGTTTTACAAAGCCATCAAGTAAAGAGCATCACCAGGAAGGACAGAAATATACGATGGCTGAGCTGATGAAAATGAAGAACGAAAATCCAGGTCTTGATATTAAACAGTATATGTAACAGAGAAACCGATGGTATGTTTGTAATACCGTTGCTAACCTAATTACCTTTTGAAAGTTATAGGTAGAAAGGATTTTTTATGGCATTATTTGATACCAAAAATTTTAACGGTGAAGTATTCGGTGCGTATGTCGATGCTGTACCAAACCTCAACAGAAATGAACTTTTGAAATCCGGCGCTATTGTAGAAAAACCACAGTATGCAACTATGCTTCCGGATCAGACAGGCGGAAACTATATCACAATTCCGATCAAGGCAAGAATTGGCGGAACTGCGGATAATTATGACGGCAATACGGATATCACTGCTGATTCCAGAGATACTTACACTCACGGAAGAATTGTAGTTGGACGTGCACACGGATGGACAGAAAAAGATTTCTCCTCCGATATCACTGGAGAAGACTTTATGCCAGCAGCGCAGGAAGTAGCTGAATACTGGGATGACGTAGACCAGGAAACGTTACTCTGCGTACTGAAAGGAATTTTTTCGATGACTGGCCAGAAAAACCAAGAGTTTGTTAATGACCACACATACGATGTTTCTATGTCTGCGACAGAAACAGGATTTGCGGAAACCACGCTGAACAATGCGATTCAGCAGGCACTTGGAGACAACAAAGGGAAATTCAGTCTGGCAATTATGCATTCTAAGATTGCTACTAATCTTGAAAATCTCAAACTCATTGCGTACATGAAATACAATGACGGCGAAGGAATCGAAAGAGATTTAACACTCGCCACATTGAATGGCCGCACTGTCCTGATTGATGACAATATGCCGACTACTTCTTTGAACGCAAAATATGTCAAGGCCGCAAAAACAGATCCTGGTGCATTAAAAGTTACGACAGCTGGATCTGGTGAAGGAGAAGTGGCAAAAACCACTGTGCAGAGCGATGTAACCGACGTAAAAGAAGGAGATTATGTTGTGCTTCTTCCAGCGGGCACTGCGTACACAACGTACGTTCTCGGAAATGGTGCAATCGAGTACACAAACTGTGGTGCCAAGGTTCCGTATGAGATGGATAGAGATCCGAAGGAAAAAGGTGGAGAGGATACTTTGTATTCCCGCCAGAGAAAAATTTTTTCCCCATACGGCATCTCTTTCAAAACACCTAGTTTCATTTCTCCAACGAATTCCCAGTTAGAGAGTGGTGCTAACTGGGAACTTGCAAATGATAACAGTACTTCTACCAAGAAGTATTTCCCAATCAAAGCAATCCCAATTGCACGCATCATCACTCGATAGGAGGTATCTGGCATGGCTTATGCAGATTATGAATTTTACACAACTTCATATTTCGGCGATACCGTGCCAGAATCCGACTTTCCGCGGTACGCCGAGCGGGCAAGTGATCGAATTGATGTTTTGACATTCGACCGGCTTGCAGACGGGCTGCCGGAAAACGAACGGGCACAGAAAAAGATCAAGAAAGCGGTCTGTACACTGGCGGATGCGCTTTTTCAGATCGACACCGTAAAAAATGCTGCGATGGAAACAGTAGGAACCGTAAAGAGAGAAGATGGAACGGTCATCAATAAGGCCGTTTCTTCGATTTCTTCCGGCAGTGAAAGCATCTCCTACGTGACCGGAACCAGTGGTACAAATTCCAGCGTCTACGGACAAGCGGCGATGGACAAAAAGGTAGAAAACGTGCTCGTGACACAGATTATTCTCGAAAATCTACAGGGCGTTATGACGGATGACGGCGTTCCGGTCCTGTATGCAGGAGTGAGGTTATGATATTGGGTGGAAGAGGTAGCAACAGTGGAATGATGAAAACTTTAAACGGTAAGACGGTAAAGCGCTTCAATACCCCCCTAAAGGCTGGAAACCCGTAGAAAATGCTCTTACGAATCCCAAAGGCTATACGTGGTACTCAAATGGAAAATCACGTTTTAGCGGTCAATATGAAACGGCTCTCGTGAAGAATAAGAAGTAGGTGGAAACATGTATGACGAAACCATAACTCTTTTCAACAGGTACGAAGATCAAACCGGGAATGTATTCTGGTATCCGACCGTGCTGCAGCATGTGGATCTTATCACGGATAAGGTCGCAAATATTGTCAGGACCGGTATTGACAGCGCCGATACGGCCAGCCTGCATGTGGCGTACACGCCAGATAACGGCACGATTGTGGTGCAGGGAAAGAAGTGGTTATCACCGAAAGCCTGGAAAGCTCAAACAAACGAAGAACTTCCGGGAACAATTACTTTTGCGAGTGAAGATTTTTTTGCACTCGGTGATTATTGCGTCGCGAAAGAACAGGCGTATCTTATCGACCACAATGGGGCATACGTGCAGGATCACGAAAAAATGCCGATTGCCACAATTATTGAACGGCAAATGTACGGCGTGGTGAAAGACGCTGAATACACAAGCAGAGTAGACCGCGGCTTCTATGACTACATGAATAAAAAATACGATAATGTGTTTTCCATCAGCAATGTAGGCGGTCCGTACAGGCTTATTCCTCATTTTGAGATAGGGGGAAGATGATGAGTAATACAAAGCATTTCCCCAGTTTTTCGGTTGTGAATGGACACGTTAAGGTGCAAGTAGACCTTACGAGATTCGATAAGCAATTCCGGGAAGCTCAGTTTTGGCTTGACGGGCAGGTTATGAACGATATGATTCCGTACATGCCATTTCGAGACGGAATCATGGTAGACACCACCAGAGTGCGTAGCGCATCCATGCAAGGCACTGGAAAGGTGTGTGCAGGCGCTCCACCGTACGGTCGTTTCTTATACGAAGGAAAGCTTATGGTTGATCCGGAAACGCGCTCAGCGTGGGCGAGACCAGGAGCAAAAAAGGTAGTTACTGACACACCGCTGAAATTTGATAAAACGGCGCATCCGTCCGCAACGGATCACTGGTTTGACGCGGCAAAGTCGGCACACGGAAAGCAATGGGTGAAGGGAGTGAAGAAACGTGCCGGAGGAGGTTAAAAAACCTGTTACATACGATGTGGACGGATACGACATCGTAACGAAAGCGCTGGAAACCGTTCTAAACACTTTTCCCGGACTTCAGCCGACCGAAAAGATCAAGTTTTCGTCGCTCAAAGAGGATGAAGGGATTGCATTCTATCCGGTGAGTGGAGCTGTGGTTGCTTCTGAAAAGAAATACATCACAGGAATTGTGGATCAGCTTTGCAACTATCCGTTTTACATCGTGTATCGCTCAGCACCTACAACGCCGGGAATTAAGACAGAAATCAAAGAATTTCTTGACACTCTCGGAAAATGGCTGGAAAAACAGCCTGTGCAGGTGGATGGGAAAGAATATCATCTGGAATCTTACCCGACACTTACAGAAGGAAGAGTTATTGAATCTATAGCCCGCCTTACGCCATCTTATCTTGATACGGTGGCAGAAAACAAAGTGGAGGACTGGGTTATCAGCATGTCATTAAAATATCGAAAGAAATTCAAAAAATAATCATACCGGCACCGATTCGGCAGCCGCTGACCGCGAAAAGTTACGCGGTAGAAAGGAAAAAACATGTCTAAACTTGAGCGTGAAGCAATGGCCACTTACCTCGATTCGACATTCAAGAGAGTCGTGGCATCCGCAAGCTGGGTGCTGGTAGGTGACGACATCGAGGATATGTCCGTAGAGCTTAACCCGGACACCGAAACAACCAAAAATATTCTCGGCCAGACCAAAACGAGAGACAACGGATATGAGCCGTCTATGGACGCTGATCCGTTCTATGCTGACCCGGATAACAAACTGTATCCGGTACTGCGAGATATCGCCCTTGAACGTAAAAAAGGCGATGCCTGTAAAACCCTTATGCTAGAGGTCATCGTGGAGGACACAGCGGCGACCAATCATCTTGCGTACGTGCGTGAGGTCATCGTAAAACCGCAGTCTTACGGCGGCGATACTGCGGGTCTCAATATCCCGTTCGCTGTCTCTGAGGATGGCAAATTCACAAAAGGATACGTAAGCGCAGCTTCTCTGAAAACCGGGACTCCGGAATTTAATGAGGGCGCAGCGCCAGCTTCCGATAAAAGCACATCCCTGGCGTAAGATCACACACGAATAGAAAGGAGCTTTCCAATGAGCAACAAACTCGTAAAACCGCAGAGTAACGATATCATTATTGATGATGGCTTAAAAACTTATTACATCAAAAATAAGCAGGGCCATGTATACGGGAAATTTGATTTTCGACCGTCCGACACCAATCTTATCTCACGATATGATGAGGTTGTAGAACATCTGAACAGCTTTTCAGTGCCGGAAAACGAACCGGCGGACATTAAAAAGATTGAAAGCATGGTTGCCGATGAGCTTTCCTATCTGATCGGATCGGATTCGAAAGAATCATTTTTCAGCATCTTAGGCCCGTTCTCTCCGCTTGCTTCTGGAAAGCTGTTTTTCGAAGAAGTTGTTGACGCTATCGGTCGCGTGATCGAAACTGAGACCGAACACAGGGCTAAAAAAGTTCGAACACGTATGAACAAGTACGTTACAAAATATCGTAAATAATGGACGCGTGGAGCCTTCCGACATCGCTCAACGTTGCAGGAAAAGAATATCCAATACGCTCAGATTATCGAGTGGTATTGGATATTTTGCAATGCATGAACGATCCCGAGATTTTCGAACCAGATATGACCGAGGACGAAAAGAGGGCGGAACAGGTCATAAGTATGTTAGCTATCCTCTATATTGATTTTGACGATATGCCACCCGGAGAATGGGAAGAAGCTGCGGAAAAAGCATGTGAATTTATTGACTGCGGGTTTTCAGAGGACACAAAGCGAAAAAGGCCAAAATTAATGGACTGGATACAGGATGCAACCATTATTATTCCGTCCATCAATAAGGTTGCCGGAAAAGATGTGCGCGGTCAGAAGTATCTGCACTGGTGGACTTTTTTTGCATTCTACATGGAGATCGGGGAAGGCACGTTTTCGACCGTGGTAAGTATCCGAGATAAAAAAGCCAAAGGAAAGAAACTGGACAAGTGGGAACAGGAATATTACAGAGATAACAAGGCTATCATCGATCTCAAATCGGCAAGCGGCCAGAGAAGCGAAGAAGAAAAAGCAGCTCTTAGAGAGCTTTTCGGAATATCAAAATAACTGCCGGAGCATACGGAGCACCGGCATAAACCGTTAAAAGTTACACGGTAGGAAGGAAAAACGCATGGCGGGACATGCTGACGGCTATATCATCATTGATACGGAGATTGACACCAACGGCGCAAAAGCTGGCAGTAAGGAGCTGGAAGCGAATGTGCGGAAATGTATCTCGTCTATTAATGGTCTTGGAGACAAGGCCAAAGCATCACTAAACAAACAGGCGAATGCGTTCTCGAAGCTGAACGATCAGTACAGAGAGCAGGAAAAAAGAGTCGAACAGCTCAAAGAAAAGGTTGCTGAACTCGGAAAACAGCAGATACCGACCGACGAATACAAAGAGATTCAGGCACAGATAGAGTCTGCTAAGACGCAGATGGACAAACTAATCTATGCGCAGGAAAAATTTGTGGCGCTGGGCGGCAGTGAAGACAGCAAAAAGTATAAGAGCTATCAGTATGATATTGACCAGCTCGCAAAAACAATTGAATATGCAAAAGGTGAGTTGAAGGATCTTGAAGAAACAGGAAGAGCGTTCACGTCCGCACTAGGATCAGAAACTCCAACCAAGCAGTACGCACAGCTTGAGTCAGAACTTGCGAAATTGGATGAGAAAATTTCGATTACCAAAGAAAAATGGGATGAACTTTGGTCTTCGAATGATGACGGAAGTAAGACGGCAGAAATGGGAGAGCTTGCGGTTGACCTTGACTTTTTACGTGACAAATACGATTCGGTCGCAAACAAAATGCGTGAGATGGAAGAAGCCGGTACTGCAACGATTAATACCGAACCTACAAAAGAAGCAGCAGCGTCGACGGAAAAACTGGCGCAGGAAGAAGAAAAGCTGGCAAATATCAATGACCGGCTGAAAACGTCATATGACGGCGTAAAAGACAGCATTGATAATTATTCGAAATCAGCAAGCAGCGCAGCAACAAAAAAAGCCGCTGGCGACGGAGAAAAGCTGGCAAATTCAAATAAAAAAGTGGCTGACAGCGGAAAGAAAGCCGCAAATTCGCTGAAAGAGACCGGAAGCGCGGCGGGAAATGCCAAAAACGGAATTATGACGTTGTTAAAATACGGTCTAGGCATCCGCTCATTATTCGTTCTTTTCAATAAGCTGAGAAGCGCGGTTGTGGCTGGAATGTCAAATTTGGCGCAGGAATCCGGCTCAACCAACTCGGCTATCTCTATGTTGTGGGGCAGCTTGGAACGGCTCAAAAACAGTCTTGCGACAGCTTTTGCGCCGATTCTTACGGCGATTGCACCGATTCTGTCCAAATTTATCGACATGCTTAGCACCGCGGCAACATACGTGAGTATGTTTTTTTCGATGCTTTCCGGGAAGAAAACATACACCCGAGCATTAGCCGTCCAGAAGGACTACGCGGCATCTCTAAGCGATACGGCATCGAGTGCGGAAGATGTAGCTGACGCAACCAACGACGCGGCAGATGCGGCAGATGCGGCCGCAGAAGCAACGGAAAAATACCTTTCCCCTCTCGATGATCTGAACAAGATGGATTCGAAAAGCGACAGCGGTTCCGGCAGCGGCGGTGGCGGCAAATCCCCGGGAGCTGGCGGCGGTGGAGGAGGAACAGGCAGTGCGCCAATGTTCACGGAAGAGCAGATCCCTAACGCTTTTCTGGATAATCTGCAGAAAGTTTTTGATTTACTGAAAAAGATTAAAGACCTGTTTATGTCCGGCTTCTGGGATGGCCTTGGAGATTACAAACCGCAGCTTGCAGAGCTGAAAAAGGATCTGGCATCCATCAAAAGGAATCTTGCTGAGATCTTCACGGACCCGGAAGTAGTAGGAGCCGCAAAACGCTTTGCAGAATCTGTAATCTATAATCTCGGGGTCGTAGCCGGATCAATAGCAAGCGTAGGTCTTACACTGGCTGTTAATCTTGTAGGCGGTTTTGAAAGCTATCTAAGCAGAAATAAGGATAGAGTCAAGAAATTCTTGGTTGATATTTTTAACGTCGGCACAGAAATGGCAGATCAGTTTGGTCTTATTGCAAAAACCATAGCCGAAGTGTTTGCAAACACGTTTGGAACACAGACGGCACAGGATCTGACTGGAAATATTATTGGAATTTTTGCGACTTTGGGAGGTCTGGCCGTAGAAATTTTTTCACGATACGAACGGGATAAGATGTATCTTATTTCACAGCCGTGGATTGACAACAAGGATAAGATAACAGAAGCAATTAATAATACAATTGCTCCGATACAACATCTCGCGCAGGTTATCGAGGACTTTTTAAACGATACATCCGACAAAATTATTGCATTTTATGATGAGAGCGTTAAGCCATTTATTGATGACTTCGAATCAGGCTGTGCGTCTATTTTGGAAACACTGCTTGATCTTTACAATAGTTATGTAGTGCCTATCATCGATGAATGGGGAACGCGGCTCGAAGATTTGATTAATGGACCTCTTACAGATTTTGTCGATAAATTCCTTGATGTGTGCGCAAAAATCATTGATGCGCTACAGCAAATTTGGAATAACGTTCTTGTTCCCCTTATTAATTGGATTCTTCAAAATGTAATTCCGTTATTGGCTCCTGTAGTACAATGGCTAGGCGACGCGGCTATTGATTTATTGGGCGCTGCGGTAGAAATGGCGAACGGAATTCTGGATATGCTCGGCGGTTTGATCGATTTCCTTGTTGGTGTGTTTACGGGCGACTGGAAAAAAGCTTTTTCCGGTGCAGGACAAATAGCACAGGGATTTGCGGATACATGCGGCGCTGTAATTGAATGGATTGGAGACTATATTTTAACTCCATTTATGTCACTGGTGAAAAAATTATTCTCTGTTGACTGGGTAAAATATTTTGGCGTAGCTGGCATTGCTCCGCAGGTTCTTTGCGATTTGATTAAGTCAATATTCGGAACTATGAAAAACGTATTTATTGGGATTATGAATTTTATTAAATACGCGTTTACTGGTGACTGGCGGAATGCTTGGCAGAGCGTCAAAAATATCTTTTCGAGTATCATGAGCGGAATTGGTGATGTTGTGCGTGCTCCGATTAATGGGATCATCAGCATGGTTAATCAGGCAATCGGAGCAATCAATAATCTGATCCGCGGCGTGAATAGAATTCCGCATGTAAATATTCCAACTATCGGAAGAATCCCACATCTGGCATCCGGTGCGGTCATCCCACCAAACCAGGAGTTTCTGGCAATGCTCGGAGATCAGAAAAGCGGAAACAATATCGAAGCACCAGAGGGGCTTATCCGTAAGATTGTCCGGGAAGAGTCTGGAAAAGGCAATGGAAGCTATACTTTCGTTGCACAGTTGGACAGAAAAGTCCTGTTCAAGGAAACAATCAGCGAAGCAAAGCTGCAGCAGATACAGGGTGGAAATAACCCATTCGAGCTGTCTACGACTTAAGGAGGGCATACATGGCACAAAATCATTTGCAGTTTGATGGCTACACGCCGCCAGATGTTGACGAAGATGGTTACACAATTGCTTTTGCAGCAACATCTTCGGACGATTCCGGGCGGCTTATGAACGGCAAAATGGTCAACACAAGGTTATTCACCGTTGAAGCGTATAACCTTAAATGGACCGATATTACCCTTGAAGCAGCAGCGGAAATCCTTTCAAAGACTGTTTTCAAGTCTCAGTTCAATTTCCATTATTTCAATATCAAAACCGCAAAATGGGAGACACATGCTTTTTATGTTGCAAACGTTGACACAGCGATGTATTCCCTCAAAGAGGGCGAGGAAAAATGCACAAGTCTTAGTTTCCAGGTAACGAGGATTGACCCATCATGAAAAATGTAAGCACAGAATTTAGGAAAAAAGTAGAAAACGGTTCTGCATGTTATGCGTACGCGAACGTGGTTTTACGGAACGGCACAAAATTGACTCTGGATCCGTCCAAAGATTTTCGAATTGACGGTAACAGCATCACCACCAATGGGGGAAGTTCATTCCCCCTCGGTGTGGCGCTTTCAAGAACAATAGAGCTTAATTTGGATAACTACGACGGAAGATTTGATGCCATTGACTTTTACGGCGCAGAAATCACGCTTTTTACGGGAATGACGCTGGATGATGGAAGCGTAGAAAAAATCAAAGAGGGAATCTTTTCTGTAGTTGAGCCGACCACGCCGGGATCCACAATTACGCTTGTTGCTGCAGATTACATGGCGAAAACATCCGATAGTTACGTTGCAAATACGACGTTTCCGGCGACTATATTTAATATCTATCGGGATGTCTGCATTCAGTGTAATCTTGTTGCTGGCAGCGCGAAATTCACAAATGGTGATTTCGTGGTAGATGCAATTTCTGAAAATGTTACATGCAGGGAGATGCTCGGATATATCGCTATGATTGCTGGCGGAAATGCCATGTGCGATTCCAACGGTGCTGTTATTATTAAGAGCTATGATTTTTCCGGCCTTAAAAAGTCAGATGGAACGTATGATTACACGAAAGCACAGAATTTTTCTGGATTTCAGAAGAATCCGAGCATTTCGACAGATATGATTCGGATAACTGGAGTTAAGGCGGAGAACGACGATGGAGATGAAAAGCAATCTTATATTGTAGGTTCGGAAGATTACTGCTTCTTGATCGAAAATCCATTGATTTCCGGCAAAGAAGCACAGGCACTGCAGCTAATCGGAAATGTTATTGTCGGGCTGGAATTTTACACATTCAGCGGAGATCACATTTCAAACCCGCTTGCTGAGTTTATGGACCCGTGTTTCGTGCAGGATATGAAAGGAAATCTTTTCTTTTCCGTTCTGAGCAATATTACTTACACGTACCTTGGCAGTACGTCTATTTCCTGCGATACAGACAGCCCAGAAACCGTAAAGTCGCAAAAGGCGACATCTGGCTCGAAAGTATACCAGAATCTCAAAAAGCAGCAGCAGGTTATTAAAAAAGAATTTGAAAAACAGATGGACGCTCTCGAAAAACAGGTTTCCAACGCACCTGGAACCTATATTTCGAGCGAAGTGCAGCCAGATGGCAGCAGCATCTACTATCTGCACGATAAGCCTACGCTTGCAGAATCCAAAAGTGTTTTCAAAATTACAGCTGATACCATCACAGCATCGACCGACGGCGGAAAGACTTGGAACGGTGGATTTTCTGTAGATGGAGTCATGATAGCTAAGATCATGACTGCTATTGGCATCAATTTCGATTGGGGAGTTGGCGGCACCCTTATCATCCAGGACAGAAACGGAAAACAGACCGTCTACATGGATGCTGAAACGGGAGAAGTCCGGCTTAGCGTGGTTTCTCTTTCCATTCAGGGCGAAACGGTGGCAGATATTGCCGAAAAAAAAGCGGAATCTTCTCTGAACGACTTTACGAGCAATATATACAACCCTATGATTTCCAGCCTGCAAAAGCAGATTGACGGTCAGATCGAAACGTTCTATTACGATTACGAGCCTACGCTCAACAACGTTCCGGCGAAAGAATGGGATACCGAGGAGAAGAAGACTGCTCATGAGGGAGACTTATTCTATTGGAAGTCGAAAGGCTATGCGTACCGCTTCCAGAAAGACGGATCGGCGTGGAACTGGCAGCTCGTACAGGATACCGATATCACGCTTGCCATGCAGAAAGCCGCAGAAGCCAAAGACACAGCAGACTCAAAGCGCCGCGTTTTTACAGCTACGCCGTATCCTCCGTACGATGTAGGTGACCTGTGGGTGGGCAATGATACTTCCGATCTTATGAGATGCCAGCGCTCACGACAGTCTGGTGCCTATGATTCTTCTGACTGGATCAAGGCGGTTAAGTATACAGACGATTCTGAACTTAACAATTTCATCTACACGGATTATGCAGAAACGCTTGTCGAAATCTCTAATTCGATTGACAAGAAAGCCGAAACGTGGTTCCAGGCAACAGATCCGGCGCTCCAATGGACAGATAATAGCACATCTGAACCATTGCAGGACCATACCGGCGCGAATATTACGGACAGCACCGGTGCAAACATTCTGACCGTATGGGATCGCGAAAAAGCGGCTCATAACGGCGACTTGTGGCATAACACAACCAATAACGTCGAGTACATCTATAAGGATGGAACCTGGCACGAAATGAGCGTTCCAGACGATGTTTTTGACAAAATCGACGGCAAGGCGCAGATTTTTGTTGGCGAACCGATTCCCCCTTATGACGTAGGCGATACATGGTTCACCGGAACAACTATCCTTGTCTGCGTAGTTAAGCGCACATCTGGAAAGTATAATGCGTCCGACTGGGCGAAAAAAGATACTTATACAGACGATACCGCGCTTGAAAACTTCCTTTCTGGCGACTACAAAGAGACGATTGCCGACTTGTCTACTCAGATTGACGGTAAGGCGGAAACGTGGCGGCAGAGCACTGATCCGGCGGCCAATTGGACAACGGATGAGCTGAAAGCCCAGCATAAGGGCGACTTGTGGAACAACACAGAGAACCAGAAAACTTATATCTATAATGGCTCAGCATGGCAGGAAATGACATCAACGCCGCCACAAGCCGTATTTGACGCGATTGATGGCAAGGCTCAGATTTTCGTTAAGCAGCCAACTACGCCGTATGATGTGGGTGACTTATGGTTCGATTCTTCCAGTGCAGATATTATGACCTGTACGACTGCGAGAGAGAGCGGAAATTTTAATGCTGCAGACTGGGAAAAAAGAAATAAATATACTGATGATTCCTCTCTTAACAACTGGATCAAGGGAGACTATGCAAAAACGCTCAAGGATGTGCAGACGCAGATAGACGGAAAATCCGAAACGTGGAGACAGAGCACAGACCCGTCTAAGTCGTGGACAACGGACGCACTGAAAAAGCAGCATAAGGGTGATTTGTGGTACAACACGACCGAGCAGAAGTCCTATATCTACAGCGGCACCGCGTGGGAACAGATGAAAGCAGAGCCGCCGAGCGGTGTCTACGATGCCATTGATGGAAAGGCTCAGATTTTCGTAAGCCAGCCAAAACCTCCATACTCTGTAGGTGACCTCTGGTTTGACTCGACGAGTGCCGATATCATGACCTGCGTAACCGCCAGAGAGTCCGGCTTGTATGTTGCCGGAGATTGGCAGAAGAGAAATAAGTATACGGACAACTCCGCGGTAGATGCACTTGACAAGGCCTTAACACAGCTTGAAATTTTTAACCGACTCACCAATAACGGCGCGGCACAGGGCATTTTCTTGAAAGATGGAAAACTGTTCCTCAATTTCTCGTACGCACAAGGCGGAACCTTAAAACTTGGCGGAGTCAACAACGGCAACGGTCAAGCGGAAGTGTATGATTCCAGTGGAAATAAGATCGGAAGCTGGAACAAAGACGGTTTTAATTTGCAGAAAGGTTCCATATATGGTACGCAGATCCACCTTGAGTCACAAAATGACTATATACAAGGCACGGTCAACGGAAATGAAGCTGTCAAAATCTCCACAGGCGGCGTAAAAGTTGACAGTACGGCTAACTGGGGATTTAGCGTTACTCAGAAAGAATATATTTTTGAAATGAATCCGTACGTATTCCCTGGCGTTCGATTGCTTGATCAATCAACGGGAGCTGGAATTGGTAGCACGTGGACAAGCGGACACTTCGGAATGTGTTACACAGACGATCTTTCCGGATATTCCTCTGTCACTGATTCACTCTCGAATTATGGCGTATACATGAAAGCCGGAAAAGAGGATGCAAACGGCGGCTTCTATGTAATAGGAAATGGACTTGTAAAAGGTTCACATGTAACCGCAGAGGGAATCTATACTTCTGGAACCAAAAATAGAATTGTAGATACCGAAAACTACGGTCAGCGTCTCCAGTATTGCTATGAGATGCCAAGCCCGTTCTTCGGAGACATCGGAGAAGCGGAAACGGACGAAAACGGCCTGTGCTACGTTCAGATTGACGATATTTTCGGCGAAACAGTGCTGAGAAATGACAAGTATAACGTGTTCTTGCAAAAAGAGGGATGTGGTGACCTGTGGATCGAGGAAAAAACGGCAGACTACTTTTTGGTCAAAGGAACACCAAATCTTAGCTTTTCATGGGAGCTGAAAGCTAAACAGGCAGATTACACGCTAGAAAGACTGGAAAAGAACGAAACTCCATATGAAAAAGAGCCGGAATTGGACTACAGCGAAATCGGCTATCAGACGTATATTGATTATGTAGAATCGAAAATTATAGCATGAAAGGAGAAACAATGAAAGTCTTAACAAGTTTTACGAAATTAGTAACCGGCGAGGGCATCCGGATCGCTTACACCTATTCAGAGGTGGACGATTCCGGCGACCTTATCAGTCAGAATAACCGCGGCAATTTTGTCGCGGTTAACCCGGAATTGAAAAAGCATATCGCCGCAATTGATGAATATATTGAAAATAATCATCTCAATAGTAATACTATTGTTGAGCATGTGTGTCCCGATGGTGGAAGCGTTGACGAAATTTCTATAAAAAATTCTGTAATGGTATCACTAAGTGAATACTTAGAAAAATATCCTGATGTTGACTTTGAGAATCTTTCAGATGATCAAATGTGGGAACTAACAAGTTTATACATAGGAAACGAAATATTCAATCGTATACAGATGGATATTGGACAATCCTTTGAGAAGGCAGATATTCCTTATCCAGATAGGATAATAAGAATGAATGACATGAAAGATTTCATTCAAGCCGAAGTGTCGATTCAATTCAATAAAATAAGGGATTTAATTTATTAAAAATCTTGCTTAAATCTTGCTTTTTTGAAAAAAGACTTCCTATTTTCAAACAACGTGGTATAATGTAAGCACAACTAAAAAAGGAACCGGGCTATCCGACCAAAGACACACCCGGTTCCAAACTGCACCACAAAGGGTACGTGTATTATTATATCACAATACCCTCCCTTTGTGAACCACAAAAGGAGGTTTTTTTATGGCAGATTTTGCGACCGAGTTTATTACAAAGTTGAACGGCAAGCTCACACCTGAGCAGATGAAAGTGGTGCTTAACGAATTGGAGATCTTTTCGGACGATTACAATATTGAAAAGAAGTGCAGGGATGTAGCGGTTCCGGATGATCTCTTACCAGCGTGCTATAAGGTCTACATGGTATCGAAAAAGATTGAGGGCATGAGTCCGCAGTCGCTTATAACTTACAAATGTTATCTGGAACAGTTTTTGTACGCCGTCGGCAAGCCAGTTGAGAAAATCACGGCAAACGATATCCGCTTATATTTGTACGGGCTGGTTGGGAAGAACTCGGATCATACCATTGACACTAAGCGCATCGTTATCAATACGTTTCTTGACTGGTGTTGTCGGGAATATTACATTCCGGAGAACCCATGTGCGAAAATCCACGCCATTAAGTACGAGGAGAAGCCGCGAGAGCCACTTGATGGCATCGAGATGGAAATGGTACGGGATGCGTGCGTTGATCTTCGAGAAAGAGCAATGATCGAGTTTTTCTACAGTACCGGATGCCGTGTTTCGGAAATGGCGATCCTCAAAAAAGAAGATATTGATTTCTCCACGAAAGAAGTCAGATTGTTCGGAAAAGGCCGCAAACACCGAGTTTCTTATCTTAACGCCCGCGCAGAATACACTCTGCAGAAGTATTGGGCTACCAGAAAAGACGATACAGATGCCGTTTTCTGTACAATACGTAAGCCTTACCATGCTCTGCAAAAGCAAGCTATAGAGCAGGTCATCCACAACATCGGCGTGCGATCCGGCATCGGGAGACCGCTATTTCCTCATCTGATCCGGCACACCACAGCTACAAATGCGATAGACCACGGCATGGACGTGACAGATCTGCAGAAACTCCTCGGTCATACGCGGATCAGTACCACGATGATCTACGCAAAAGTAACGCAGGAAAACGTAAGATACAGCCATCACCGATACGTAGTCTAACAAGTCCACAAAGAGCCGTGAGAAAAAGAGTACAATGTTCCTAAGAATCGAAATTTATGGAAAAGGAGCATCGACAAATGAGAATTAACAGATCATACATCAGCAGCCAGAACACCTATCCGTACAACAATCCACAGTGTATCGTTGTACACAATACCGACAACTTCGAGCCAACCGCCAACGCTCGCGCCCACGCAAGAGCGCAGCATGACGGGAATTTCGAGAGTATGTCGGCTCATTACTACGTGGATGACGGAGACACCGCCTATCAGGCAGCACCGCACAACCTCGGATGCTGGCACGTTGGCATCAACTACGGAAACGGCAACCTGTTCGGCTCTTATGGCAACCGGAACAGCATCGGTGTGGAAATGTGCGTGCAGGGCGGATATAACTATGAGAAAGCGTTTCAGAACACCGTGGAGCTTGTACGGCAGCTCATGAAAGAAACAGGCATCCCGGCATCCAAAGTCTATCGACATCTCGATATCTGCAGCAAAAACTGCCCGTCGCAGATCATTGCAAAAGGCGACTGGACGAGATTCAAGAAGCTGATCAGCGGCGGCAGCTCAGAGTCTTCTGGAAACAATACATCCGGCGAGGAGATATATAAGCCAGGAGTTTACAAGGTCAATGACGCGGAATTAAACATCCGTATCGCTCCGAATGCAGACAGTAAGATCGTCGGAGTAATCCGGGATCAGGGCAGCTATACTATCACCAAAATCCAGAATGGAAGTTGGGGAAAACTGCTCTCGGGCGCAGGATGGATCAATTGCCATAAAAAATACTGTACCTACGGCGGTACAGCATCCGTTCAGAAGCCGGCCGCAAAAGCGATATCAGTTGATGGAGTATGGGGACCGGAGCTGACCAAACGCTTGCAGGAGATTTTTGAAACCGGAGTAGACGGCGTGATCAGCGATCAGCCAACAGCTAACAAAGAATACTGCGCCGGCATCGCGGCGGCCGAATGGTCTGACGAACTGTCCGGCGGCTCTGACCTGATCAGAGCTATGCAAAAATGGGCTGGAACCACAGAAGACGGCTATATCGGACCGCAGACCATCCGTGCGCTCCAGAAAAAACTCGGCACACCGGTAGACGGCGTGATCAGCTACCCGTCAGCGATGGTCAAGGCTTTACAGGAATGGTGTAACCGCCAGTAAAAAATATAAAAGATATCAAGAGGCGTGGGGATTTCCCTACGCCTTTTTTTATTGCAAAAAATAAAAAAACTAAAATAACCTATTGACGTATACGTCAATGAGTGGTATTATATAATCAAAGTTAAGGCATAACAAAAATCAAGGAGGAAATTAAAATGGAAAAAGCAAACAAAATTAAAAGTCTGGAAGGAATCCAGAGAGTAAGATTTAATGATTTTTCGGAGTACGAATCCGAAAAATCAGCAAACGGGGGTTCATACGGTTTCTGGACTGATTACACCCGTTTAGAAAATGGCCGTTGGGAAGCTTCCTACGGCACTACGGCAGAATTTGACTTCTGCCCGGTGTGCGGAAGCTTCGATGATCACCGCCTCGAAGACGGAACTTACGAGTGCGGTGAGTTCCAGACGGTCAGCGAAGAGGAACTGATCGAAGAAATCAATAAATTCGTTGAGACAGACGACGAATTTATTGAATATAAAGGAGAAAAATAATGAAAATAAAAGAAATCCGGAACGCCTCCGGCTTAACACAGGAGGCGTTCGCAAGAAAATATAACATCCCCAAGAGGACTATTGAGGGATGGGAGGCGGGAAAAAGAAACCCGCCGGAGTATGTCCTTTTACTACTCGATAGAGTAGTTAGAGAGGATACCAAAAAAACAGAAAAGGAGAAAACAGAGATGAATAGCTTTTATAATACGATAATTTTAAAACACGGAGTAGGCAGCTACACCAGGAAACAATTTGATAACTTTGTTGAAGGCGATTGCATTTGCGGCGAAAACGCAAGCCCGGAAGAACTGAAACGCTGGACGGGAGACCAGTACGACTTGGCAAAAGCCGAGCTTGCTAAATATAGCTGCTCGTACCGCAAGTCCGGTGGATACATGTTTGCCGATGAATACGCGCTCGAATACTGTAATATGGACGAGGACGGGGAGTTCCTGGACGGATCAGACCTCGATCTCGCGGAAAAAGAAGCATGAGAAAAAAATAAAAGAGTCGTGTCAAAATGGCACGGCTTTTTTATTTGACAGGATAGACACAATGTGCTAAGATCTGAATGTGTCATTTTTGTGTCATGGGCTTTCGCAAAAATGGCGTATTTGCGGGCATCTTAGGAGGTAAGGAAACTTGACTTTTAATCAAGTTGTCCGGGGTTCGAATCCCCGATGCTTCACTAATTGAAAAGGCTGGAAACCATAGTAAAATCAAGGGTTTTCAGCCTTTTTGCGTTGTCGAAATGAAATTATTGAAAAATCAAAGTAAGGGATTGTAAGGGTATGTAAAGGAATGTAAATGTGTCATTTTCGTGTCACATCGGATCACATGGAAAGAGCAGCTTCTACCGCTCCGGCGGTATCCTCTTTTTCCAGCATGATGTGATTGTAAATCCTCAAAACCATTGCTTCGTCATCCCCCAGGAGAGACGCAATATTCTTGATCGAGATACGCGGGATCTGGTAGCAGAGCGACGTACAATAGTTGTGGCGGAAAATATGGGCTGTGAGTCCGCAGACGGGCTTTTCAGCGACTCTATTCATTTCCTTTATGATTCTTTCCCACTTCCGGCGGTAAGAGGATTTAGACACCATTTTGCCGTCCTGCATGGAAAACAGAAGTGTTCCCTTGATACAGAACCGCACGTAGCTTTCCAGCGACGTATAGAGCTGCGGCGGAATTGGAACCTGCCGGAATCCGTTCTTCGATTTCGGTTCTTTGATGCTCGGCTTTCCGGCATCATCGAACTCGATTGATTTATTCACGTTGATGACCTTTTCGGAAAAATCAATATCAAACCGTGTGAGAGCAAGAACTTCTCCACATCGTAGCCCCGTGCAGTATAAGATATCCACAAAAATCCGATCAGATGGGGATAACTCTGCTTTCACCATGGCGTTTTTTTCGTTTTCGGTTAACGGTCGTTTCTCATCCGCCTTGTAGTCGATCGGCTTCATCACGTCCTTGAGATCCTCCAGCAGGTTGGCGGGATATAATCGGTCATGCACCGCGGCCTTCATGATCTGCGAGAATGTAAGCTGTATCTGCTGCTGGATGCGTTTCTTTCCGGCCGCGTCGTTAAGGACTGTCTGGTAGTGGATCGGCAGGACATCGCAGAGCCGCACGCCGTCCATCTGCCGCAGATGCTTTTCAATGATATTCCGGTACATCCTCTTCGTGTTGTTCGTTGCTTCGGCTTTGTAGACTGTCAGCCACCGCCCGGCGTAGTCCAGAAACAGGATGTTTTTATCTCGGACGGCTTCAAGGTTCTTAATTTTGTCGTTGTAGGCTGCCACCTTTGCTTCCAGATCCTTACTGCTTTTCTTCGACCGGATCGTAATATAGTGCTTTTTCCCATCAACATAACTTCCATCCCACACACGGGCTTGAAAATACCCGTTCTTTTGCTTTGTATATTTCGCCTTTGCCATCTATAGGCTCCTTTCGTTTAGTGGCTGGAAAAGCCACAGAGACGGCGCAAAATGGGTGCAAAAAAGCGGCCGCAAACAGACGGGAAAAAATAGTCGAAAAAAATCGAAAATTTTCCCGTTCCACTTGCGAAGCCGCCGGAAGTGTGATAACATAATCATGTTCATTAGATTATTCCTTCCGGGGAGTAACCTCTTATGAAAGGCCTAACAGATTGCGCCACAGTCTGTTAGGCCATTTTTTATTATCTATACATAATACGGATTCGGTTTTCCTAGAATCGTAAACAGGTCGATAATCCAGCCGATTCCAAAAATCCCCAGGGTACAGAGGTACAGGATACCCATTCCGAATTTTCCTTCGTAGAATTTGTGTCCGCATAAAGTAAAAAGGCACAGGAAGAAAGCAACCCATTTATTTTTTGGCTTTCCTGTGACGTATACTCCTTGGCTTGCACTCGCCGCTGCCGCTGCTGATGAAGAAGCAGAAGAGGATGCGCTGCTACTGTTGTTGTTATTAATAATAACGTTCTTCTGATCTGTTTTAAGATCCTCAACCTGCTTTCCGCACTTCGGACACACGACACAATCCGCGTCAATAACCTGTCCGCAATGTTTGCAATATTTTGTCTCTGCCATATTGATTCCCCCTATCTGCGCAGAACCGTGATAACCACGCCAAATATAACCCATTCCCTTATCTCGTCCGGGTTGTTGTGATCTATGGTTATGATATCCCCATACCCGTTTATCGGCTCCATTCTGCACGGTTCCGACTGGATAAATTTACGGATGTACGCCCGCCCGTTCTTTTTATTGACCAGGACGCATGTATCACCGTCCCTGGGCGGCCGCTTCGAGATTCCGATGATATCACCCTTGATATATACGGGATGTAAGTGGTTCGATGTTATCCGGATGCCACAGTGCAGCCGCTCTCCGTATTTCTTGATATATTCCGGGCAATACACATGCTCTTCATGTGCGGAATCCAGAACCATCCCATCTTCCATGTTTCCTGTCAGAAGCAGGACATCCAACATGTTCGCAGGATCTTCTTCTTTGGCTTTCATCTCAAGCTCGAATTCTATTTTGGCGGTTATGTAGGCTTTCTGCCGATCTGTTAATTTGCGGAATTTATTCAGCACTTCAATCTCGATACTGCGTTGCCCAAACATCTCGTATAAGAATCTTCCTGTCAGCTCATAGAGTTTCGGCGCAAGCATGATACTGAACGTGTCCACGCGGCGGGAAATGATGTTCCGGTAAGAAGATGCCGAAATCCCCAGCTTTTTCGCGAATTCACATTGAGTATACCCGAGCTTTATGCGCTCTTTTTCCAGATTTTCCGCAAATGTGTCTAACATCTCTTTCTTTGTAATCACCTTAAATTCCCCCTTTGTATCAAGATTCTGACGAAAATTATCAAGCAAAAGAGCAAGCACACATGAAATTACGTCAACATCTTGTGCGGTATCCGGTGTCTGTCTCTTATACACATCTGACGCTGCCG